GTACGCCAAACGCAAGTTCTAGAAAAAAATTGGTTGGGTGGGTGTCAATCAGTTTGGATTGATCGGTTTGTTCTGTCGTCTTGAGTTGCAGGATCGGTGTGCTGCTGCCAGTGGGGAGTGTGGGTCTGCAGGGATCAAGTGATCTGCGGTGAATGGATCGTTCGCTCTCTTACCTTCTCCACATATCCAGCAGTTGGTTGCTGTGTCTCGTACTTGTCTGGCTCTGCGTTGGTAGTTGCCTTTGTAGTGAGGTCTGTCTGGTTTCGGGTGCGCTCTATTCCATGCTTGCTGGCAGCGTGGGCAGCGTTGTGCTGTGGTGAGCGTTCCGCAGGTTAGGCAAGGCTTACTCAGTGGCATCAGCGAAGTTGTGTGTTTCCCCTGTGGCTTCCAGTACGGGCAGGTTGCCTGTGTGCTTCTGGTATCGGGCGCAAATCACATCAACATAATGCGGATCAAGTTCCATCAAGTATGCGGTGCGGTTTGTTTCCTGTGCTGCAATGAGTGTGCTGCCTGATCCACCGAATAGGTCTAAGACGATTTGGTTTTGGTTGGTGGAGTTCTTGATTGCCCTTACTGCTAAGGCAACAGGTTTTTGTGTTGGATGAACATAGTTTGCTGATTCTCTTGGCATAGACCAAACATCTCGTTCATCGTGACCAGAGTTCCATGTTTCAACTTCATTACCATTTACGCCAAACAACAACAGTTCATATTGCGTTCTGTAGTAACTCCCCATACCAAAATGCTCTTTATCCCAAACAATGGTTGACTTAATGTTGAATAAATTTCTAAATACATCAGCAACTAAACCATATTGCTTCCAATCAATCCAACAGTAAACCGAACCATTTTTTTTCAATAAATCTTTTGCAAGTGACAATGAATTATTTATCAGCAATTCAAATTCGCCAATTTCTAGTTTATCGTTTTTGATTCCACCAAGCGGATTGTCACGCTTGCTATCCATGCGTGATTTGTAGTTGGCGTTGTACGGAGGGTCTGTGAATAACAAGTCGGCTGTTTTGCCAAGCATCAAAATATTTGCATCAATGCGATTTGTTGAATCTCCACACATAACCCTGTGATCACCTAGCAGCCACACATCACCCAACTTGGATACAGCAGGCACATTGTCTGGCACATCATCAATATCAGATGACAGTTCATAGTGGGCGTTCTCTTCAATGAGTGCGTCTAGTTCGTCACCGTCAAACAGTGTTCCTTCTAACTCTGCTTCACTCTCTGCGAGTTCTTTGAGCAGGTCTAGAAGTTCTTTGTCATCGTAGGTTGCGAGGTCGTTGGCTTTGTTGTCTGCGAGCAGGATGCGTAGGGCTTGGTCATCGTCACAGATGATTGGGGTTGCTGCGATCTGTTTCCAGCCGAGAGCCTTCGCTGCTTTCCATGTGTGGTTGCCTGCGAGGATGCGGTTCGTGGACTGCTGATACACGATGGTTCTGTATTGACCGTGTATGCGGAGTGATTCGCTGATTGCTCCCACATCTCCTTGACGCACATTGCGTGGATGTGGATGCAGTTGGTCAATGTCAATTGCTAGGTGCTGTAGTTCTTCTCTGATCATGCTGTCTCCATCTGTGTGCGTTTCTAGCGTACACAGCAGAGTAAGCGAGGCTTCCCAGTATGAATCCGTGCTGGTTGGTTGCGATGCTGTACCACACCCACAAACATTCCACGCCGATCATCCAAAGGAATGCTTGCCAATGCTTACGACCTACGAACACCATTCCGCAGATGCCTGCGATGGCGAGAACCCATGACCACATCTTTAGACCTTGCTCATGCAGATACCTAGATTGGATTTGATTACGGCTTGACGAGTCTGTTCACCGTAGGCGATAAGCATTGATCCTGCTGGTGGGATTCCGTTTCGTTCAGTCTTGTTTCCCTTGTAGAAGGAGACTCTGCGTGTAATGAAGCAGATGACTGATGCGCTATTGGCTGCGGATGCGAACCAGCGTGTGTCTGTTCTTGCGAACACAAGTGCTATCCCATTTCCGTGCGCTTGCAGTTTGTGTAGCCATACGGGTGTGTGCCTTCCGTATGGTGGATTCATCCACACAAGCCCAGACCAGTCTTTGTTGAGTCCATCATCCGTGATGGTGTATCGCTGTCGTGCAGGAACAAAGTCGCACCCTTCGCCTGCCGAACATGGGTCTAGGTCAAATGTCAGTGCCAGTGCATCAAATATTTCTGGCGGTGTGAACCAGTCAATGCTCTTGTTGATTGGTGATTCGTGTGTGAACCCAGAGTTCACAATTCCTGACCTTGTGACATGGCGATCTGGATACGGGAGATCACGCTCTTGGCTTGTGCGAGTTCTTCTAGTAGGAGTTCTGTGCGCACGATGGCTTGCTCTAGTTGTTCTTTGATCTGGTCACGCTCTTCACGGAGACGCTCGTTAGCGACCTGCATATCATCGCAGCGAGCCATCCAGTGCTGTAGTTCGTGGTTACTCAGTTCGCTCATTTCTTCTTTCTCCTTCTCTCAATCTCTTTCTCTAATGCTTCCACAGTGCTGATGAGTTCGTCTGCTTCCATCTGTCCTACGCTCAATCTGCGCAGAAAGCGAACAGCCTTGATCAGATCATTGATGGTCATGCTTCCTTCTTTCTAGTCCTCTGCCACCATTGCAGGTGGGCAACCATACCAAGAGGAGGGGGAATATGGTGCGCTGCTTGCCAGAGGGAGAACCGATGCTATCGGGGTGTGTTGCGGTTCTTTCGCAGTTCGTACTGGGTGGTACGGATGCGCTGTTGCAGTCTGCGTTCCTCTGCTTTGCCTTCTGCGATACCCACCTTGAAGCAGGCGTAGCAGGATGCAAAGACGATCAGGAACAGGATCGCTGCTTGGATTCCTTCGTTCATTAGTTCACCTCCTTCGTCATCTCTTCTGGAAACTGACTGAAGAAGATTGCTTTATCCATTGCGATGCAGTCGTTGATCTCTGCGCTCTCTCGCAGGCTTGATGCGCAAGCAGCAATCTCTCCGTACACCTGCTCAGCCCTGTACCAGTCGTTGTTGCGTACTGCTCGTGCTGCTTCTTCCAAGTATTCACGGATCATTGCGTTACCGCTTCTGACCGCAGCCTTGCTGTCAATTTTCTTGTCGTACTCTCTCATTGCTGTTCCTCCTCTTGTTTCGCTTGGCTCTTCAGTGCGTGGGCAGCGATCCCACACAGACACCCTTTCGGGTGTTTCGCCTTTCAACGAACCCACGCTGATGCGAACAGATCCCACGATGCAATGATGCCGATGTTCGCCAAGCAGCCGTGGCAGTTCTCGTCAATCCATGTCTTTGACACATGAAGAACACCCTGCGTTGCCTGTGCTGCACCCTGACCGATGAGAAAATCAATGACTTCCTCGCATCGGTGGCGACTGCCGTAAGAGAATGCGATCTCTCCTGCTCCTTCAGCATCGTCACTGATGTGCATCAAGAAACCGCTCTTGAGCCTGTTTGGGTTTCCGTTGTCCCACTTGATGATGTTCACTTGCTTGTGCTGCTTGCTCATCGTTGTTCCTCCTCTTGGTATCGGGCTTTTCCCCGATAAGACAAGCATACAGATATTGAGGACAATTACAAGGACTCAGCCAAATATTTCTATCCCCTAAAACCCTTATGGAATAAGGCTTTCAGAAATGAAAGAAAAAAATCTGCCCAAGACAGCAACCCCAACCCCTTTCTCTCGCCTCAGAGAGCCTCCTAGCAGCCTCTCCAAGCAGTCCAGCCACACCCACCAATCCCCCTGTTGTAAGTGATGATTGCCTGCGCAGCACGAGCATTCACCACAGGATCAAACAGGTCAGCAGGTTTCTGTGCAACACCATGCGTCTGCAGAAAGCCTTGAGGGTACGCACTTGTTTTCTGCAGCCAGAAGAGATTGATTTGGAACAATCCGATTGAACCCTTCCACTTTCCAATTTGATTCGGATCAGCAGGGTTGTATGCAGATGGCAGACAACGACTCTCACGATGAATAATCACATCCGCTTTCTGCACATCTACCTCAGCCCAACCTAAATCACGCAGCATCTGCCACCACTCACCACACAACGCACTCTTGGGAACAGGTCGTGACTCAACACGATCCCGAAACCCTGCATTGTTATCCCAGCGTGATTCGCTCGCAGGCTGCAACGCCTGCACCGCACCACCAGCAACCAGAACGATTGCCACCACCAACCAACTTGCCTTACGCATACTCACTCCAATCATCTGTCCTCCTTCTCAGTCCAGATATGTGTTTGTAGAACTTCAATGTGTGTGTTCACCATCCGCAGCGCAACAGTTGCGCACTCTCGTTCGCCTCAACACGGCGTGTCACACACACACTATCAGCATCTCACCAAAGCCAGACCCCTGAATGCTCCCCCATCGGGATGCCTCACTCCGATACCCATAACAACTGCACAGTGCCTCGCCATCTTGCGTATTCCATCTCGTGTTTCATGTTCAAGCGCATGGCGATCAACCCACATTTCTGTGTGTCATCCACCTCAAGCGCAACCCTGAGTAGGTCATGGAACTTCATTCAGTTGTAAGAACGCCTACTTACGACAAGGACACACCTTTGAGAATCGGTATGTGATTCCCTTCTCTTGGAATGTGTACCCCTCATCAATACCGTGACCAATACCAGAATCCCAACCTGACCCACGACAAATGGTGCAGTTCGGATTGGTCACTCCAGCAACACCACCATCGTGACGCATCACCCTGCGAATCATGTTCTTGATCTCAGGCAAAGACGGAATCTTTCCGTGCGCCTCAACAAGCGGAAGCACATCTCTCCCCGTCTCAACAGGCACATCCAACAGGAAATCATCCTGTGTCCATGCGCCCTTCATGCTGTTGCGACCAACATTGTGAGTCGCATACATACCGCAGATGCGGTCAATCATTCCCTCAATCTGTGCAGGTGTCACCTGTTGTTCCCTCCCGTTAGTTCTCTGAAGATACAGCGAGATATGTCAATCTCCACAAACTCCTCATCATCCGTGTATTTCGTTCTCTTTCGCACAATCGGTGAATCAAGAAACACTTTCCCCGACACGAATAAAGCCTGACTGCGATCCGCACTCAACATCACGAACCATGCACCATCCTCAACTGCGAACTTGTGCTTGCGCAATGGGAAATGCACTGTGTCAAACGGGAAACCTTGCTTGTCCCAGTTGTGCTTGACCTCAACCTCAAACGCATACTGCTTCCCCATTCGTAACGCCTGAACATCAACCCCGTACTGATCCTCATTCACCCACGCCATAAACCCTCTCTCCTCCAACCACGCAATGATCTGATGCTTCGCATCATCATTGTTGTCATACAGCGACTGCGAGAACTCCTTAGGTGTCATAGGTCTAGCAATGCCAGCAACTCGCTGAACTCTGTGAGAGTCATCAGCACTATGCCATCTGAAGAGCCATCAGGCATCGCAACCATTGCGAACGGTCTGATATCCCCAAACGCTTTCGCAGCATCGCTTTGTGCTTTGGCAGCGTAGAAGCGTGTCGCAATGGGCTGCACTTGTACGCCTGCTTTCGCCTCAATACGCAAAGCACCAGACCAATGCTCCTCGTGCCTTGTACCTGCGTTTCCTGTAGCAGCAAGACCAAGTTTGCGCCTCGCCACTCTCGCCTTGTTGTCACCTTTAGTGCGGTTGCGTTTGCCTCGTGCAGCAGGATCGTTGCAGCCACGCACACGCCTCTTTCCGTCTCTGCCTTGCTTACCAAGCAGCCCATACTTTGGGCAGTCAGCAAGAGTGCATTTCTCACGGTTGCCTTCACACTCACCCTTCCTCTCATCCATCAGAACACATCCAACTTGTGTTCCAAGATCAAGAGTCGTGTCGCAACATCAGCGAACAACTCTTTGGTAATCACGATGCTGTCAAACAGGTCAGCAGGCTTGTCATGCTTTGCTTCCCACATTGTCTGCGCACCGATAGACACCAACAATTCTTCAATCGTCTGTGGGTATTGATTCCATTCAGCCACAAAGAGCCTCATCAAACCAGTTCTCCCACACCTCACATGGATGCAATCCGATACGCACAGCCATCTCATCAGCCCTCTTGAACTCCAGATTGCAGGTCGTGCAACGCCACCTCTCAATCGTGGAAGGCAACACACCAAGCACCTCACTGATCGTCTGAGCAGTCATCTCAGGAGGGAACTTGGCGAGCAGAGCCTTTGTTGAGAACACCCACCTCACCATCCTCTGCACTCCTCTTCATAGTGCTGCTTTGCTCCGTTGCAGTCACCTTCTTGAATGAACTCGTGCATGATGCCAGCAACATTGCGCCACTTGCTGTTGCCTTTCGCAGCCTCATTGAGATTGGCAACTGATTCAATCAGCAGCCTGTTGATCTCACGCAGCATCTCGCACTCTTTTTCTTTGTCCTCAAACTCTTGGATGGTCACAAAGATGCGACTGCGTGGAATCCAAGTGATCTGTCCACCAGCCTCCGTGCGCTCCAAGTGAATCTTGTCTTTCATGCCTTTCTCCTTCTCTGCTTGTCTCGCAGAACTCTTCTCTCCATCGGTGTGAGTCCACCGAATACTCCCCACCTGTCGTCATGCTCCTCTAGGTGCATCACGAGAGACAGGCATTCCTTCTTCACTGTGCATTGCTTGCAGAGTGCTTTCGCACGATCCCATCTGTCCTCCGCATTGTTGCGGTTCGGAAAGAAGATATCCATGTCTGCATCTAGGCAGGCTGCATCTTCACGCCAATGGTCACGCTTCACTTCATCTCCATCAATGCTTTGATGAGTGCAGAGCCTTCTTCCTTTGTGAGCGTGTTCGGATTGTCCTTGTTGAACATCTGCTTGACGATCGGCTTCAGATCGCCATCGCACTTCTCTTTCGCCAACTTAGAGAGCAGACCTTTCTGCTTATCGGTGATGCCACCGCCACTGATGCTGCGCACATTCGCAGGCTTGCTCTCCACAAGCATTCCACCCATCTGCTCAGTGATCATGTCAATGGCTCGCTGATCCTCAACAGGATGAGGCTTGTGTGTTGCAGGGTGATTCCGCACTGATGGTGCAGCCTCTTCTGCTTTGCGATTGCGCACCTCATCTAGTGATGCAATCTTCTGTGTGTCTGCTGCGAGCGCAGCCACGATCGCACGACCCCACGCAGATGTTTCAGCGTTCATCACCTCGCTGTCACGGGTGTAGTTCGTCTTACCAACTGCAGGTTCTGCAGCAACAGCGATTGCTGGCATCGGATCATCAGGTGTCCGATAGCAGGCAGCCGTGTAGATGATGAACTCACGACCACCAATCTCCATCACCTTGAATGGGTTTGCTGGATCGTATGGGCGCAACACTGCTTCAGGATGCTTCTCACGCAACTGCCTGATGCGCTCCGCAACATCCACATACCCATCCATATTGAATGCCATTACTTGTTCTCCTTCTTTGGCTTGGTGGTTTTCATAACTCTAAACGGTGAGCCTTCACGCTCATACTCTGCGCACAACTCTGGGTGTTCCTCCTTCAATCGTTTCGTGTCCAACGATTTACGACCTGCCTGCTGCTTCCATGTGATGACCTGCTGACCATTCAGAAAACCGATCTCACATCCAAGCATCATTCGTGCAAGCACATCCTTTGCTTTGGTTTCTAACTCTTCACCTTGCTTCTGTAGCGCACGACCTTCCTCCAACTGCAACAACCACTCTGCTGCTTCTGTTGGTAGATCAACACTCTCTTCCTTCAATGTGTAGATACGGGCAATGTCAGATGCGCTGAAGTAATCCAACAACTCATCGTTGGCTGATGAGATGCCGTTGTCCACCCAATCACCGAACACTTCTGTCTCTGTGATCAGTGCGCTGATCGCTTCAGGATTCTGTGGCAGTTGCACCACACTCATGCGCAGATCACGATCCAACACACTGAACCACACAGGACAATTGGTTACAGCCTGCTGCGCCCATCCCTGCCACAACCATTCCTCAGGCAGATCGCTGGAGTCATAGATGCTGTACCTCGTAGTCGTCTTTGCTTCAATGACGATGCTTGGCTTCTGCTCATCATCCACACCATCAAGGCTGATACTCAACCTTCCTTTGCGATAGATGACCTGCGGTGTGATGATCTTGATTCCAAGTTCCATCGCAGCGTTGTCCAGCAATGGTGCTTCCAGCAGATTGCCACGCCTAAACACTGCGCTCTCTTCCTGCACCACAGGCTCGTTGCTCTTGTCTGCGAACAGTTCGCCACGAGTCTTGTATGGGGATGCGCCCATTAGGGCTGGTATGTCTGATGCGCCGAACACGCATCTTCCTTGTTCGTCACGCCATCTGGCAAGCAACCATTCCTTGCTTCCGTGTCTTTCCTTCTTGATGATTTCCATGTGTCCTCCTCTAGTTGTCGGGTGTGATCAGTTTGTCTCTGGGGTGTAACGGGGTTTCTTTGCGAGACAGGTTGGGCAGGTGTGTTCGTCACCGTTGCTGCTCCAGCCTGCGCTCTCTACAAACTGCTGTGCGAACTCTGCTCGCTCATGACTGAACAGATCGTTGAATCCGCATGAGTCGCACTGCGCTCCATACCTCGTCTTGATGCTCACTTGTCTGCCATCCGATCTGCCTGCGGATCACGAACTTCCCAGACTCCTCTGCGCAGTTTGCGGAACACATCCATGCGACTCTCAATGAACTTGCGTACCGTTGGTGCTGAGAGTCCTGAGAGTTGCTGAAGGTCAGCCAGTGTCACCTCTGCAAAGAGGTTGCTCTTGCACCAGTTGAGAATGTCTTTGTATTGATCCTCTCGTGTGATGCTGTCTGGTGAGCGATGCGCTGTGGCGAGTTGCGATGCGAGCCACTGCGGATCAACCTTCTCTCTGATGTTGGTTGGCACATGAGCGACCCAGAGTGGTCGCCCATGTGTGGCGATTGCATCGCCAACGATCTCTGCTGGATTCACTTTCCCTCCACCTTTCTTGCGTAGGTTGCGTACTGATCTGCGCTCATGAACTGCTTGATGCACTCGTTGCCGACAAGACGCAACTCAAACTGTTCTCCGTCAATTGGGTACAGAGAGTCGTTATCCCACTTCCAGTTCACGATCCAACCAGTTCCTTCATTCATTTCCTTGTGGCAGTGTTCGCACCACTGAGTTGCGTTGATGCGCTTGCATCGGCGTTCGTTCTTCTCCCACCAAGTATGCGCACCGAATCCACCACAGATAATTCGTTCCATTACTTGCTCTCCTTCTTGATGCGCTGCTCTTCAATGTATGCGTTGAGTGTGTGTGCCGATCCGATGAGTTCCAATGAGAGTTGCTCAAACTCTGAGCCAAGTGAACAATCAATGTCCTTCTGGCGCATCATCTCATCCGCCATGCGCATGAGCATCCTCATGTGTGCGAACTCTCTCCTGACATAGCCCTTCGTAGTTGTGTAGTCCATTGCATGACCTCCTCTTGTCATACCTAGATTCTAGGCACATTCTGAGGACAATTGCAAGGATCATTTCACCCAATAAATACAAGGGTTTTACGGGGTGGGGAGCAGCCCCACCACCACCAGCAGTGAGGCTGCTCAACCCGAACAGCAGGTGCGGAGAAGGAGGACACACCTGCTGCAGCACCTCACCTTAGATGACGGAGACTCTCCAAACCATTCTCAGAAAGCACCTTCACTTCACGCACCATCCCGATCGGAATGTGCATCGCATGAATACCCTCATCATCACACAGCGACTGCCACAAAGTGACATGATCCTTCTTGCTGCCAGCCTCACCAACAGGAATCAGAAACCCGACACTCTCAACAATCGTCTCCCCATCATCCTCATACTCAGCCAACTCCAGCCAGCCAGCATCACCCATGTGCGCATCAGCCCAACGAATCAACACGATGCTGAACTTCATCACTCACCAGCCTTCACGCTTACGATCCGCACAGAACACTGGTGCTTGGAAAGTGATGTTCTTCTCAGGTGTAATCAACGCCAACGCCTGCTGAGGCTGCTCAAACCCGAACCCCATGATCAGTGCGTACTCATCCACACCTTTCAACGATCCATTCACAACCATTGATGGAGTGGAAATGTATTGATGCCAGTGACCCAACCAGAGTGTCTGGAATGATTTGCCTGTTGCCATGTATCGCTGATGCTTCCTTGCTCGCATCCGCATGATCGGTGGATAGATGCCACCAATACCGCCACCACCAGAAACCTGATCACCATGCGTGATGAGATGCCCATGCTCATAAATCTGAATCCACGCATCAGCAGACTCTGGGATTGTGAAGGTCACACGCTTGTCCTTGCTGAAGTGACGCTCAACCATCTTGGCAATCAGCCAATCAAAGTTCGTGCGCACACGCTGCTTCATTCTTGGCTTGCGTGTAGTGCGCCCATGATTACCAACCACGCTCACCACATGACACTTCTTGAACTCATCAGTGAGCAACTGCACTGCTGCAGCAACCTGCTCAGACCAGAACAACAGTGAGCCAATCATCGTGTCCTCGTTGGTGATCTGGAGTTCCTCATGAATATCTCCTGTGAATATGTCGCCACCCAGAATGACAACCACACCGTCATAGGTGACACCCGACAGATAGTGCCTGCTGAGTTTGATCACATTCTGCGCCCACTTCTCTAGACGCATCACAGCAATCTCACGGTTGTATGCGTTCAACCCTTCCAACTCTTCAGGGTTCACCACCTCATCAAAGTGTGTATCAGACAGCATCACCACGAGCGTTGCTGCAGAGCGTTTCGGTTTCGCTGGCACAAGCCACGATGGAGGCTGAATCTGCTGTGCCTCTACCTGTTCAACGATGGACAGTGTGCGTTCAAGTTCCTCTACACGCAGAGTGAGTCTGTCGTTGTTGGATTGCAGCAGAGTGTTTTGCTTGCGAATCCGTGACTCCTCTGCTCTATCTGGCTGTTCTTGTGCGATCTCGTCACGCAAGTTCACGATAGATACCAGTCGTGCGATAGCGATACACAGTCGCCTCAGAGATTTCTATTCCGTGACGCTTCAGCACCGTTGCGATGCTTCTGCCTGTGATCATTGGATCATCAAACGCTGCAATCAAATCCTTGCGATCTTGCGGAGATAGCAGATGTTTGATCTTGGTGATGGCTGGTTTCCTTCCAGCCGATCCTGATGGTTCAGACTTTATTTCGCTTAGGAGTTTGCTCATTCGGTAGCCCTTCTCTGTGCTGATCTAAATGCTTCTCCAATTTATCATCAACACGATTGATTGTGCGATAGATGCGCTGCAGTTGCCCCTGCACAATGGCATGATCCTCAGCGTTCTCTGTGCGCATCTCCCGTGCCTCTTTGCGCATGGTCTGGAGCAGCATCCCGATCAGACCGCCGATGGTCGTGATGACAGCAACGACAATGGCAGCCCAACCCTGATCCATATCACGCCTCAGTTACAGCAGGCGGTGGATTCTGTGCAAAGAACTCTTTGATCTGCGGAGCAGATTTCTTTCCATCCACCTCATAATGAAACCAGTCACCATTCGGCGCACCATGCACCTCAGGCTTGTCATAGTTCTTCCACGCATCTCTATCGCAGCGGTACGCCTTTCCGAACTTCTGTGGGAAATAATCAATCACCATCTCAATGCCCAAAGCATCAGCGTTCTTCACCAGATAATCCATCGCAGCCATCGCCTGCTTGCGACCACCCTTCGGCTTGCCACGCTTACCATCACCCATGTTTCTCCATGAGATATCACACGCTCTTCCCGTTGCGTGAACGCTGAGCGATTCCTTCCCCCTCATATTTCTTACGCCGAATCCACCGTTGTACCAGAGCGCAGGATAAGCCTTCGTCAGTTCCTTCCACAGAGCAGTGTTCTGAGGATGCTCAGACGCTGCAGCACCATCCTTGTTGCCTGTGTACGGTCGCTTGCTCATCGTGCAGCCTTCTTCTTGGCGATCTTCGCAGGTGACGCACCGAACGCTGCATCAATCTCATCACGAGTAAGAGTGCCATCCACCGATGCACGAGCCAACGACTCAACAACCTTGAACACGCTGACCGCACCAGCGAGCAATGCGCTCTTCCAAATCTCCAACTCAGGTGCAATCACTGCTGCACCAGTCACAACGCCAAGAGCGTTCGTGAGGAACAGAGCCAGAATACGACCCAACACATCCTGCATCTTCTTCATTGATCATCACCTTTCTTCAGCATGGTCGCCAGAAAATGTATCAGCACAGTGAGACAAGTAATCCACAGAGCCTGACGCAGCGTTGTTCCAGAGAGCGTGAGCAGAACCAGACCTGTGCCAGCCAAAGTCCAGATGGTATCCCTGATGTAATCACGCATTCTCACAAGATAACAAAGAGCGTGATTCCTTGAACTTGCGCATTCGTGTTTTCTGGCAGGCTTTGCACATACGACCATTTCCCCTCATGCGGATGTTGTCGCCAGATAACAAATGACCATGCTTGCAGTGTGTGCGATCCGCATATTGATTACGCCATCTGCCACGATTCATCATGTCTTGTGTGTTGTCTTTGTAAGAACCATCTTCAAGATGATCGGGATTGACGCAAAGTGGATTGTCACATCTGTGTCGGCATACAGCAGGGAAGTGTCCGTGAGTCAGCATGAACGCAAATCGGCTTGCCTTGTATCTCTTGTTCTGGAAATAGAAACTGCCGTAACCATTCCATAATCCAGCAGTCCAGTTCCAACAATTGGTTTCTGGATCAATCGCTGTCCGTGACCAGAAGCGTTGCCTGATAGCCTCATCCATAGTGACCTCCTAGTGGTCGCTCAGCCCTCAGCAGTTTGCGCTGTGTGAGGGCATTTACTTTGTTCCTGCTCTTGAACCTACTACTGGTACAGGCATCATTGTTAGAACTGCACTCACAGCCACCAGCGTTCTACGCACCGCAACAGGAATAGTTGATCCCAACGGAACATAGTCATCAAAGCCCTCACCAAAGATATTGATGCTGTCCTCAAATGCTTCACGCACTTCCGCTGGTGCGTCTTGCACAGCCTCCACAAGCGCAGCGATCTGCGTATCAGTGAGTTCGGCAACATCCAAAGCCTCAAAGATTTCTGCTACCTGTTCCGCTGTAGCCACAGACAGAACCTCTGAACTGGTTGCCATCACAAGAGCCTGCTCTGGTGTGGGCTGTTCTCCAGCCTCCAGAGAAGAGAAAAGTTGGGTGGGTACATTCTCTGCAGGCACGGTTTCTGAAGCGTCTGGGAGGCTCTCAGAGGGCAATGCGGTCACTATGGCATCATCCACCACAGGCGATAGCGTGTCCTCCAATGGCTGCATATCTTGATCTACTGCTGGTGTTTCTAACTGTTCTGGGGATTCCTCTGGCAGCACTTCAGGCACGATCTCCACGAGTTCGGGTTCTGTTGTTGTCGGTGGAACTGTGTCTGGTGGGATGGTTTGTGTGGGTGCTGGTGACATATCAACGATAGGAGGTTGAGATGATGTGGTTGCTGCTGGTTCTGTTGTTGTGGTGGTTTGGGATACCGTCACAGGTTCTGGTTCTGTTGTTGTTGTGGTTGATGTACCGACAACTGTTGAAGTCGTCAAAGCGACAGTTGTAGAAGTTTCAGTTATTTCAGTTGTCGCTGGTGTCTGAACTGTTGATGTTGTTGAGGTTTCCTGAACTGTCGTAGAAGTAGTGGTCGTGGCAGGGACAGTCGTTTCTAGGACAGTAGTAGTAGAGGTCGTTGTTGTCGGGGTGGATGTTGTTGTAAATGCCCATTCAGGAACGATCTCCCATCCTGCATCATTGATGTTCCATGCCAGCATAAAACAAGTCCCACCACCCCACTCAAAGAACCAGCCATCCAACGGGTAGATACCCTGCATAACGGGAAGCGTTATGGGTTGCGACCATGAGCAGCCCTTCAGATTCCATGTGCCGAACTGATAGCCACCGATATTCACTGTTCCACCATCATCAGCAGCAACCATGAACTCCACAGACGAGTTCTCAGGGATCGCAATAAACCCCGAATAATGCACCATGAAGAAATCGTTTGGGCAATCCTGAAACGGCTCACCATTGAAGTTGCGGTTGATGTTGTTCTCTAACTCGCTCCCACAAGATGGATACAAAGCATCTGATCGTGTCGGTAATTGTGTTGGCTCAAACACATATCCGACAGCGTTCAATCCTGCTTGCGGTTCAGCCTTAGCAAGCGAACTGAAACAAGCGATGACAGCAACAGGAAGAAAGATCAGCCAACTGGCAGACCTGCGCACATCAGATCACTCAGGATCGGCTGGTGGCTCTGGTGCTACAGGAGGAGTGAAGTCCTCAGTGTCCTCGTCATAGATGAATCCAATGCCTGCGTAGGTCTTTCCCTCAGTGTCAAAGAAGGTCTCAACCCAACGACCCTCATAACGGTCTGGGTTCTCTGCCATGAACTCTGCTGTTACAACAGCAACATGAGTCACGACATTGTTCTCATCTAGTTGTGCGAAATACTGCGACATAGTTTCTCCTTATGCGTTGTTACGAAAACGAACATACACAATGCCTGAGCCACCAGCGTAACCAGTAGTTCCAGCACCAGAGCCACCTCCACTATTTGCAGTTCCAGCAGCACCAGCAGCACCTCCTCCACCAGTTCCACCAGTTCCACCATTCTTTGCTCCTCCACCACCACCCTTGTAGGTAGTGCCAGCAGACTGACCAAGCCACAAAGAAATATCTGCGCCTGCTCCACCATTCTTTCCTGAACCAGCAGCACCAGCACCACCGCCACCACCACCATCAGCACCACCTGCTGCTCCTGCGTATCCTCCACCAGTAGAAGCACCACCATTTATGTAGGCGCCAGCACCACCGCCGTTAGCACCAACCAAACCCTGCTGTTCAGTTCCACCGCCAGAATAAAGCGCTCCACCGCCCCCACCACCCGATGCATAAATGATCCCTGCAACAGATGATGCAAAACCGTTCACGCCTTTTCCTGCAGAAACTTGTGATTGACCTGCGCCGATAACTATTGAGTGAGAGCCAGCAGCCAGATAGATCGTGGAGTACAGAACTTGACCACCGCCACCACCACCCTCATAGCCATTCCCACCACCAGCACCAACAAGCAGACAGTCAAACAAACCAGATCGGTTCACAGTCAAAGTGCCATCGCTAGTAAAAGTAAGAAGCGTGTACGACTGACCAGATGAAGTGATCGTGGAAGAAGAACCACCCGATCCATTCCCGTAAGGCGTGTACGCAATCTGCTGCACCACCTGCGAACTCACATAGCCACTTGGTCTCATGCGTTCACCGCCCATCTCACATAAACAATTCCCGATCCACCAGAACCACCAGCCTTAGATGTTCCACCAGAAGGCTGACCACCACCACCGCCACCAGAAGCAGTATTGGCAGAAGCACTAGAACCATCTGCTGCGGAACCGCCACCAGCACCACCGATAGACGAACCACCAGCACCACCAGTAGAACCACCACCACCACCGCCAGCACCCTTGTAAAGAGTTGAGCCACCGATGAATGCACTCACATCCGTTCCAGCACCACCTGCACCACCAGTACCGCTTACACCATTAGAACCAGCAGCACCCGTACCACCACCACCGCCACCAGAAGCATCATTGACACCGTTGCCCCCAGAATATCCGTAACTCGTATTTCCATAGATGCTCGTTACACCATCAGTGAAGTTTGTATTTCCACTACCTCCACCACCGCAGCCACCCTTAGTTGCTGCAGTAGTAGTTGGAGCGACCGCAAATGCGAGAACGCCAGCACCGCCACCAGCAACAGCCAACAAAGAACCGATGATGGATGCGCCACCTGTCGCACCGTTCTTAGTTCCAGCAGCACCTGCACCGCCTGCACCACCAGTACCACCAGCACCAACAGTCACAGAGTATGTACCTGCAGCAAGGTAGATCGTGGTCTGCAACTTGCCACCAGCACCGCCACCTCCAGCAGGTCTGCTAGTTCCATCCTGAGAAGCAGAACCGCCACCACCGCCACCGAACATCAGCACATCAAACAAACCACCAGTAGTCACGGTGAGGGTGCCATCAGAAGTGAAGATCACACCGTTGTAAGTGAAGCCACCAGAAGTGAACGGGGTGATGCTGCTGTTACCGCCAGAAGCCCAACCGTAACGAGTCAAAGCCTGACTGCTCAGCGAACTCACATACCCAAGAAGCCTGCGAGACATAAAGCCCCTATGCCGTGATCTGGTTCACGAAGCCATGAATGGTGATCACATTCGCAGTTGCTGCGAACGCACGAATCACAAGAGGAGTCGCATTGCCCTTGATCAGCAGACCAGTAGCAATCGCCACCAAGCCAGCCTCAGGCTGCACAGTCACTTCAATCAGATCGTCAGGTGCAGAAGTGCCACCCCACTCAATGGTGAGTTTCACTGCAGATGTGTCAGTGTTCTGTGCATACAGCCACACCTCATCGTAGGTGGTAGCAGTTGCCGATCCAGTGTGGATAGTTGTTCCTGCGGTTGCGGTCGCTGCAACCTTGATGGCACGACCATCAGTGGATGCACTCAACTTTGTCTTTGTGTATGTTGCCACTCTCTGCTCCTAACTGAAAACCTGAACTTGAAGAATATCTGCACCGCCACCGATAGCAACCCAAGCACTGCCGTTGTAAACCTGCACCTGCGCAACATCAACAAGGTAACTCATCATTCCTGATGCCAGTGTCGGCTCGCCAGCACCGCCGAACGCTGCCGTTCGTGCAGCCTCGTCAGCGAACCGCATAACGGTTTGATCCATCAAGTAGGTATTGACCTGCGCTGCAGTCAGCACTGATCCACTAGTGAATAATTTTGCGCCTGCGCCTGCCATAGTGCCTCCGATTGTATCTGTTAGGTGAGAGCGTTTGTAGAGTCTAGAACCCCATACAGCGCATCATCCAGCGTGAACGGGAACACCAGATCAGCGACAGCCAACTGAATCTCAACCCGATGCTCTATCGGGGTGATGCTATGACGCAACGCCTCAATGCTGTAACTCTCCGTCACCGAAGCAGGAGAACCAGTGGGATAGGTGCGAGTGATGGTGATTACATCAGCCAACTCCAAGCCTGTCACCGTCACCTGATCAGACGGATCAAGCGCATTGTAGAGAGTCTGCAAACGGTCAAACCGATACTGCGGTTCTTTGTATCTGTCCAAGAGTTCGGCTGCGAGCGTGGCTGCAGCAGCATCATCCTCCAACAGCAACCCAGACAGGTTCAGTGTGGAGATACCGTAGTTGGCTTGCGAGGTCGCATCATTAGCAACCTGATCAGTTCCATCAACAACCTGCGCAACAACCTTGTTGTAAAGGAACTCCTGCCCATAGAGAACAGACAAGGCTGTGTACGGCAGGTCAATACCTGCAGCGTCAGAGAAGGTTGCTGACGGGGAAGCGAAAGAGGCTGCGACACGATCCGTGAAAGTGAGATCACCATTCGCAGCAATAAAGAAGTAGCCCTGCTCTGCAGTCGCCACATTCTGCAGATAGGTGAGAACATTCGTATTCGCAGCAATCTCAAAGGTTGCACCACCGCCAAGCGTGGCTGTTCCAGTGTCAATGTCTCGTGTCGCTGGATAGTTCACTTCAGACAAATCAAGAATGCTGGTCACTCTTGCACCAGACAACTGTGAAGATGGGGTAATTGCGCTCTGCGTGTAGGTGTTAGCAAGCAGCACGAAGTCATCAGATGCGGTGATCGTCACCGTTGAATTGTCCTCTGTGGCTGTCGGCTGGTTCGGCTCATACGAGATATCAATATCTGTGATGCGACCAGTGAACAGTGCAACACCACCAGAAAGAACAGTGACCTTCCTACGAGGAGTCACACCAGATTTATTTGTCACAGGATTCCAGTAAGGGCTGTCCTGATTCGTTGGGTCAAACCTGCGGTCAAAGTTGTTCAGCGTGATGCTGCAAGTACCAGCATTGAAATTCTGCAACTGGTCTGGGCGACCACGACTAATAGTGACCTGACGACAGTATTCCGATACATCGTCACCGATCAGCGTTCCATCCAGCCTGCCCTCACCATCAAGAACGCCAAGCACAGGATCATCAAGCGTGAACTTA